GCACAATTTTGCTTCAAGGTGTTCATTGTAATTTTAGCTAACTGCAAGGGTTTAATCAGAGTATTGATTGTGTCCTTAGACTTGTTAACTGAAACGAACACGTTTGCCACGTTGGTAATAATTGTCGCAGTGTCGAGCGCGACTAAATTGGTTTGCTTGGTCATGACTGTATATCCTTTATTGGTTTGTACGTTTACAAGTGAGCGAATTACTCACTTAACTAATTATATTCGATATATCCATTGTGGTCAAGTCACGTACTGGTAAACCTCACAATACCTCACAGTATTGTCATAACGTTATGACAATGGGGTTCATTAGGGTAAACCCTAGTGTCTCATTGTTTCACGTGAAACACTCGCACCTCGCACCTCGCACCTCGCACCTCGCGCAGTGTTTCACGTGAAACACTCGCGCACCTCGCACGCCTACAAGCAAACCTTAGTGGCTTGGTATACCTTAGCTACGCAAGAGAACCTTAGCACGCCGACCCCCTAAGCTTTCCTTGACCGAGGATAGTACCGACCCACCCGCCCCCGACCCCCCAACTCCGGCGTTGGCGTGGCTCCCCTGTATGCACTGTATTTCAGAAGAACAAAAACCAAAAACCCCCAAGTCCCATACCACACTAAATCATGCTTAACCACCCCCATCATTTATCCATCCCGCACTTATATTTTTTTCTAAAAAATTTTGCTATACTTCGACCACAACGCCTTAAAAGGTGCGCCGTGTACATATCGCTTACTCCTGAACTTAGTACGCCCGTGGGTCTTGGGATCACAAATCCTACAGATGTGCATACCGCCGCCCGTGCCATGTTTAGTTCCGCACAGTTTGTTGCAGAATTTGGCAACCCCGAACCGGCTACCCCCACTGAGCGTGGCATCGCACGTGATGTGCTGCGTGACCTCGCACCCCCAACTGAGGTGCAAAGATCATCGACTGCGGTGTACCTGCGCTCCCTGCTTGCAGAGTACGACCACCAAGTGGTCGAGACCGCCGTGCAAATCCGCCAGTTCGTGACCAACAGCTTGATTGAAGAAGCCGCCCCCGGTAACAAGAACCGCATCCGTGCACTTGAATTGCTAGGTAAGATCAGCGAAGTCGGTCTCTTTACCGAACGCACAGAGATCACTGTGCGTCATCAGTCGGCAGATGAGCTAGAGACTAAAGTACGCGACAAGCTTGCAAAGCTCATGGGCATGCCTGCCCACCCTATAGAAGACGCCATCGCCCGCGATGTTAACTGAGTACGAACTCACCGCCCTTCATGCCAACCTTCATCTGCTCAAGGCAGACGAGCTAACAGAAGTCCTAGCTGCTCTTGAAGAACTAGAACGCCGTAAACTTGCACAATCGCGCCACGATGACTTAATTGAGTTCTGCAAGGCAATGGACCCGAACTTTAAGGTGGGTCGGCACACGCGCAGGCTAGGCGATCTGTTGATGAAAATGGAACGTGACGAAGAAGATCGTATTGGGGTGAGCATGCCCCCGCGCCACGGCAAGTCGCAGATGGTGTCAATCTACTTCCCTGCGTGGTATCTAGGTAGAAACCCTGATAAGAAAGTGCTGATGGTCTCCCACACCGGTGACCTAGCGGTGGACTTCGGGCGCAAGGTGCGTAACATCGTGGACTGCGATACCTATAAAGAGATATTTCCTGCGGTCACCCTTGCACCAGACTCAAAGAGCGCGGGGCGGTGGAACACTAACATGGGTGGTGAATACTTTGCGTGCGGGGTGGGGTCAGCCCTTGCCGGTCGCGGTGCGCATTTCCTAATCGTAGATGACCCGTTTTCAGAGCAAGATGTGCTGGGTGGCAACTACGATGTTTTTGACCGTGTGTATGAATGGTTTACGTATGGCGCACGCACGCGCTTGATGCCTCAGGGCAAGGTGGCTATTGTTCACACGCGTTGGCATCCGAATGACTTGATTGGCAAACTTGCTAAAGATATGTCGCGCACGGACTTAGCCGATCAGTACGAACTGTTTGAGTTTCCCGCCATCTTTAACGAAAACACAGATGACGAGAAAGCTCTTTGGCCTGAGTTCTACGATCTTGACGCGCTACATCGCACCAAGGCTTCGATGCCACTGTTTCAGTGGAACGCGCAATACCAACAGAATCCGACCGCTGAAGAGGGCGCACTTGTTAAGCGGGAGTGGTGGCGCAAGTGGGAACGAGAAGACCCGCCACAGTGTGAGTACATCATCATGACGCTAGACGCTGCGGCTGAGACCAACAACCGCGCCGACTTTACGGCGCTCCTCACGTGGGGCGTATTCTCGGACGACAACCTGACCCAGAGCAGCGCTAACATTATGCTGCTTAATGCTATCAACATACGGGTGGAGTTTCCCGAACTTAAAGAGATGGCAATGCGCGAGTACAAGGAGTGGGAGCCTGACTCGTTCATCGTTGAGAAGAAATCCAACGGCACACCGTTGTTTCAAGAACTGCGGCGGCTGGGCATACCGGTGCAAGAATTTACCCCGCATCGTGGAACAGGCGATAAAATAGCGCGTATTAACGCAATATCAGATATATTTAGGTCTGGCATGGTGTGGTATCCCGAAGGGCATAAATGGGCGGAAGCCGTTGTTGAGCAGGTTGCAGCATTTCCTGCATCAGAACATGATGACATGGTTGACTGCGTATCTATGGCGTTAGCCCGATTTCGTAATGGCGGGTTTATTCGCTTGCCTACAGATGATATTGACGAACCACGCACGTTCAGGCGCAAAGGCGCTTACTACTAAGGCTTTATGGCTACGCAAAAGTTTATGGGCAAGAACACGCTGGTCAAGCGCCTTACCGCACAGGTTGGTAGCACTAATATGGCAGTGGGACTTTTAAAAAAACGTGGGGATTTAAAAGCTGACGGTAAGACCCTGACAGCGGCGGGTAAGAAGCGCGACAATATGACCGCTAAAGAGCGTGCAATAGATAGGGCGGATAAAGCTTCAAGCCGTAAAGCTAAAGACTTTGCGTACAACCCAAAAACAAATCGGGCTACGCTCAAATAATTTAAGGATAAGTCATGGAAAAAAGTTTATACGCCGCCCCTCTGGGCATGGACGATCAAGAAGAAGAAGCCCTTGAGATTGAGATCGTTGATCCCAAGATGGTCACGCTATCGGATGGCAGCGTAGAGATTACCTTGATCCCTGATGCCAAAGAAGATGACGATGGTGAGTTTTCTGCCAACCTTGCAGAGACGATTGATGACGGTGAGTTGCAATCTCTTGCATCAGAACTGCTTGAGTTAGTTGATGGCGACGTGAACAGCCGCAAAGACTGGGCAGATACTTACGTCAAAGGCTTAGACGTTCTTGGTTTTAAATATGAAGAGCGCACCGAACCTTGGCAAGACGCGTGCGGGGTGTACTCAACCGTGCTTGCAGAAGCGGCGATCCGGTTTCAAGCAGAAGCTATGTCAGAGACCTTTCCTGCGGCGGGACCCGTCCGTACACAGATTATTGGCAAGATCACACGCGAGAAAGAAGACGCTGCTAAACGTGTCGAAGCCGACATGAACTACGAACTCACAGATGTGATGGTCGAGTACCGTCCTGAGCATGAGCGTGCGTTGTACTCGCTAGGTCTAGCGGGTTCTGCATTTAAGAAGGTGTACTTTGACCCTAACTTAAAACGCCAAGTGTCAATCTACATTCCTGCTGAAGATGTGATTGTGCCTTACGGTGCGTCGCACATTGAGAGTGCAGAGCGCGTGACCCACATCATGCGTAAGACCAAAAACGAGGTTAAGAAACTTCAAGCCAGTGGTTTTTACTGTGACGTGGACTTAGGCGACCCAGAGACCTTTCACACCGACATTGAAAAGCGCAAAGCCGAAGAGGGCGGGTATACCCTAAGTGACGACGAACGTTATTCGTTGTGCGAAATTCACATTGACTACTGCATTCCCGGCGTAGACGATGAGGATGATCTTGCCAAGCCCTACGTCATTACAATTGAAAAGAGTACCTCTACCGTTCTTGCTATTCGTAGGAACTGGAACCCCGAAGATGAGTTAAAACTCAAGCGTCAACACTTCGTGCATTACGTATACGTCCCCGGCTTTGGCTTTTACGGCATGGGGTTGATTCATATCATCGGAGGATATGCTCGTGCGGGTACTTCTATTATTCGTCAGCTTGTTGATGCTGGCACTCTTAGTAATCTTCCCGGTGGTCTTAAGTCTCGCGGTCTGCGGGTAAAAGGTGACGACACCCCCATTGCTCCGGGCGAGTTTCGTGATGTAGATGTGCCAAGCGGCGCGATCAAAGACAACATCATGATGATGCCTTACAAGGAGCCAAGCCAAACGCTGCTGACTCTCTTGCAAAAGATCACCGATGAGGGTCGTAGACTCGGTGCAATTAGCGACATGAACATCTCTGACATGAGTGCTAACGCACCTGTTGGGACAACACTAGCGTTGCTTGAGCGCACACTCAAACCGATGGCAGCAGTGCAGTCGCGTGTCCACTACGCTATGAAGCAGGAGTTCAAGCTGCTCAAAGCGATCATGGCAGACTACGCCCCAGATGAGTATGAGTACCAGCCAGATCAAGGCGAGCCAAAAGCTAAGAAATCTGACTACGCATTGGTTGAAGTCATCCCAGTAAGCGACCCCAACAGCAGCACAATGGCGCAACGGGTAGTTCAGTACCAAGCTGTGTTGCAAATGGCACAGCAAGCCCCGCAGATTTACGACTTGCCACAGCTTCACCGCCAGATGATTGAGGTGATGGGCATAAAGAACGCCGATAAGTTGGTTCCTACAACAGAAGATCAGAAGCCCAAAGA